GTCCGTGGTAGTCTAACGTAGTTTAGATTAAAACCGATTACATTGATTTAAGTTTTGATCTGGCTAGAAGTTAGACAGATGAAAGAAAACAAGACCGATAACAAACTAGGTACAGAACTTGGACATAACGAGATAAGCCATTCTCGGACACAGAAGTTTAAGCTCAAATTTACAGATTTCGCAGTAGAAAAATATGTTGCCAGTTTCTTTATCAACGGCAAAGTCAAAGCTAGAAAATATGTTCCGTTTGATGTTTCAAGACATACAATTCTCAAAGGATTAAAACTGGTCCAATTCCAAAAGACAAAAAAGAAATATTGGATGGGGGCCGAAAGGTGCTTTAAAATATGATATATTTAAGTACAAAGGAGGCGGTAACTGTTCGCACTTTTGGTTGCGTCAGATTTTTAAAACTACAATTGGTGTATCTAAAACAACTAAAATAGAAGATGCAGATATAATAGGTTATACTAAAGCAAGATCAGAAGGTTTTACTGCAAAGAAAAATAGCCCATTAGTAGCAAAACCACCTAAAAGAATGAAGAATAAAGGATTTTTAAAACCTAGATAATTATGGCATACGTTTTATTTATATCAGAACAAAAATTAAAAGATAGTAGCGCATTAAACCTAAATGTTTCTACTGATCTATTACTTCCGTATATTAGGCAAGCACAAAAATTATATATTGAGACTAAGCTTGGAACTAAACTTACACAAAAAATAAAAGATTTAATCACAGCAGGAACTATTGGTAATGTAGGGAATGAAGCATATAAAACATTATTAGATGATTATATAGCAGATGTTTTAGTGAATTTTAGTTTTTACCACGCTATTCCTTTTTTAAGATTTAAAATTGAGAATGGAAATATTTATTCTAAAACAAGTGAAACAGGAACTGCTATTACAACTGAACAAGCACAACATTTAAGAGAGGAAGTTAGAAATACAGCCGAATATTATACGGAACGTATGATAGAATACATAACTAATAACAATCCTAGTTTCCCTGAATACTCGCAAAATAGTGGTGCCGATGTAAGTCCTGATCAAAATGCTTACTATAACGGAATGAATCTAGAAAGACCAATTAGACAAGGAACAAAGATAACATTAAGAAACTTCTTGAACGCAAGTGATGGTGGAGGGTGCTAATGAAAAAATATTATAAACCAAAAATAAAAAATGTAACTAAGCTTAAATCCTATTTGGATAAGCAAAAACCGAAGAAAGATGAACGAAGTAAAAGACACAATACAAGTAGGATTAGTTAACGGAAGTGCTATTGGCTTTTCCTTAGCTGAAGCAAATGAAGTGCTAACATTAGTTTCACTATGTTTAGCTATTGCATATACACTATATAAATTTATAAAATTTGAAAACGATAAGTAAATGGCTCGTAAAATTACTACAAGTTCTTTTAGATCTGTTAGAAAAAAAAGAAAAGGAATCCACTCAAAAAATGCAAGTAGAGGACAAAATGCCTACAAAAAAGTCTATCGAGGTCAAGGGCGTTAATCTTTTAATAATTAGAGAAACTTATACAGATAAATCTACAATCGGTAAACTGTTTGTTAATGGTGAATACTTTTGTTATACATTAGAATTGCCTTATAGAGATAATCAAAGAAGAATATCTTGCATACCTTCAGGAGAATATAAAGTAAGATTAAGATTAGCTAGAGAAAGCGCTACAAGAGATTATTTGCATTTATTAGTACAAGATGTTCCTGATAGAACATATATATTATTTCATAGAGGGAATAGACCTTCACACACTAAAGGTTGTATTCTAGTAGGGCAAACATATGAACAAGACTTTGTTGGAAATTCAACACTCGCTATGGATTTATTAATGAAAGAAATAATAAATTTAGGTGGCGAAAATATTAATTTAATAATCAAAAATCAATAATTATGGAATGGACAGAAATTTTATTAGCAATTTTAGGAATTGCTGAAATCATTGTTAGGTTAACGCCAACAGAAAAAGACAACTCTATCTTAAATAAGATTATGTGGGTTGTAAATAAGTTAATACCAAACAAGATTAAAAAATAATGACAAACCGCTTCAGGTTAAAACCACACGAAATAGCGGCTTTAAAAAAAATGCGAGAAACCGAGACTAGGAATGTCCTAGTCATCGGAGACTTGCACGAACCATTTTGTCTTGATGGTTATTTAGATTTTTGTATTGAAAAATACAATGAATATAGTTGTACTGAAGTAGTTTTTATAGGTGATGTCATTGATAATCATTTTAGTTCTTACCACGAAACATCAGCAGATGGAATGGGAGGAGCAGATGAATTAGAGTTTGCAATAGAGCGTATTTCTAGATGGTATAAAGCATTTCCAATAGCAACAGTTATTATAGGAAATCACGATAGAATTATAATGCGTAAAGCTCAAACATCAGCAATACCTAGTAAGTGGATAAAATCATATAAAGAAGTTTTAGAAACACCTAATTGGAACTTTGTTGAAAGATATGAGCTTGATGGAGTTCAATATATACACGGAGAAGGTGGTACAGCTAGAACTAAATGCAGAGCTGATATGATGAATACAGTACAAGGACATTTACATACACAATGTTATACTGAACATTATGTCGGTAAAAAATTTAGAGTCTTTGGAACTCAGGTAGGCTGCGGAATTAATCATAAATCGTATGCAATGGCTTACGCTAAATATGGTAAAAGACCTGCTGTTGGTTGTGCAGTAGTACTTAACAATGGAAAAACTCCTTTAAATCTTTTAATGGCTTTGTAATGAAGTACATTAAATCTTTCTTAATATACACTATTTGTATATCATCTCTAATATACGTTTTATTAGTAGCCGTTATGCTATTTAAAGCATTTTTACAACTTTTTAATACCTATATACTACAAAGCTAATCAAAGCTCTTAAATCTAGTATTTCACTTTACTAACAATAACTTTGTTAATAACTTAGTTAAAAATGTTGTTAGTTATGTTATTTTTTTATATCTTTGTGTCATTATTAACTTAAAAAATTTAAAAATGTACTCAAATTACAAAATGAAAGAAGCTACTAACAAGCAAGAATGTATTGTATCTATTTTAGATGTAGTAAAAGAAAATCCTTTGTGGACTAACAAAATAACTAATAGCTTATTTATATTAGTTAAAAACATAGAAGATGAACACAAACAATTTATCTTAGAAAAATCATTAGATGAACAGGTAATTGATTTGTTTGTTAACCTTAAAAAAGAATACTATAACTTTAAAGAGAAAGAATATGAAGCTAGAATGTGTTAGTTATTACTTTTATCCTAATGGTGTGTATGAAACTTATGCACCTTTAGGAGCTGATTATGTTGATATTAAAGCAGTTGAACCATCTGTTAGAATATTTGGAACTAAAGAACAAATAGATGAAGCTTTTAACAAATATGTTCAAGAAACAGGATTAGCTCTTGATGAAGCATATGATTTTGAAATAGAAGATAAACTTAAAGAATACGAAAAAATATATAAAGAAAAGAATTGTAAACCATTAATAATACGAATATGAATTTAAAAAACTTAAAAAAAGAATTACCATATAAATGGAGAATACAATCTTCAAGATATGGTAAAGCAACTTGTGTAGCTTATATAGATGCTAGAGATTGCCAGGATTTATTAGATGAAGTTGTAGGTGAAGAAAATTGGCAAACAATATATTATGAAGAAAATGGATTGTTGTTTTGTAAAGTAGGTATTTTTGTTGGTGAATGTTGGGTGTGGAAATCAGATACAGGATCAGAAAGTAATGTTGAAAAAGACAAAGGACACGTTTCAGATGCTTTTAAAAGAGCTTGTGTTTCTTGGGGTATTGGAAGGTTTTTATACAGGTTACCAATACAATCTTTACAAACAAAGAAACACACTAATGGAAAAGAATATCCATATATACCTGAAAAAAATGAATTAATTTTTGATGGAGAAAAATTAACAAAATATATAAATTGGAAAATAAAAAAAGAAATTAATAACTAAAATAAATAAAAATGGAAATTAAAGGTAAATTAAAAAAAGTATTAAAAATTGAAAGTGGTACTGCTAAAAATGGTAACGAATGGAAAAAACAATCTTGTATTGTAGAAACTGATAATAAATATAATAATCAAGTTTGTATTACTGCTTTTGGTGAAGAAAACATTAACAGTTTAAATAAATTAAAAATTGGCGAAACTGTTGCTATTGATTGCAATGTATATTCTAGAGAATACAATGGAAAATATTATAATCAAATTGATGGTTGGAAATTTTCAAAACACGAAAATGACACCAATGCAAATGATTTTGTAACTTCTGATGAAATGCCTTTCTAAAATGACTGAAGAATTAAATTTTAAATCAATATGCTCCATAGCTACAAGTGTTATGGATTTGCCTAAAGATTCTTTGTCTAGCAAAAGTAGAAAAAGTGATATTGCAGTTGTTAGACAAGTAGTCGCATATATAGGTAGAAAAGAAGAAGATATACATAGAAAGACTATTGGAAAAATTCTTAATAGAGATAGAACCTCTATTAACTATTACGAGAATACACACAAAATTAACTATGCAACATATCCTTTGTACAGAAATACTTTTAACAAGATTTATAAAGCATATAAAGATATTGAGTCTACTAAGAGTATTTTCTTTGACAAAGAAGTTATGAAGAGCCACTTGTTAAAAAGTGGTGTAAAAGAAGTGTTAGATCCTGATGTCATTCTTGAAGTTAAAAGTGGATCAGTAGCTTGTAAAGTTAAAACTTCATACTTTGATTTTTCTAATCAATTAGAAAATGTTAAGTTAGCACTTAAAAATTATCATTTTTCAGTAAAAATAATATAATGGATAAACCTAACTACTATGCAGTTATTCCTGCTGATGTAAGATACAGCAAAGAATTAACACCAAATGCTAAATTGCTATATGCAGAAATAACTGCTTTATGTAATATGAATGGTAAATGTACAGCATCAACACAATATTTTGCAACACTTTATAATGTTAGCAAAACATCAATACAAAATTGGCTAAAAACTTTAGAAGACAATAATCATATTACTAGGCACAATATATTTAAACTAGGTACTAAAGAAATTTTGTCTAGGCACATAAAATTAATTAATACCCCTACACAAAATAACTTTAGAGATAATACTAATATAAATATAAATAATACTAATACTACGTATAGTAATAAAAAGGAGCGTTTTAAAAAACCTAATATTGAAGATGTAAAGAATTATTGTATTTTACGTAACAATAATATAGATGCAGAAGCTTTTATGGATTTTTATGAAAGTAAAGATTGGAAAATTGGAAAAAATAAAATGAAAGATTGGAAAGCTGCAATAAGAACTTGGGAACGTAGAGAAACAAAAAGGACACCAATGTCTAAATTAGATGCTCAAATAAATGAATGGCAACAAGCAAAAAAATTATTATGAAAACACTTAAAAACGAAAACTTACAAGAATTAACAGAAAAAGTTCTAGATCTTGTAGCTAAAACAAGCGTAGAGATAGGGCATAAAACTGATGCAAATACTATGGCAAGTCTTAGTAAAATATTTGCACAAGATTTACAAAAAGAAAATAGATTTAAAAACTTGACTTTCAATCAGATACAAGATGCTTTTCATCAGGGAGTTAGGTTTTCAAAAGATGAACCTTTTTTAAACATAAGAACATTTTATAAGTGGACTTATGAACATAAGAAAAAAGTAGACAACGCATATTATGAAGTACACACTTTAGGAAAAGAAAAAGAAAAGACTTTGTTTTATCAAGAACCAATCGTATATTTAGAATAACTAACTTAAAAAAAAATTATGAAAACAAAAGAAAAAGTAAAATATTGGCTAGAAAAATTTACACACTTAAGAGATAATGATTATAGATTGTGTAGTAATATATGGCACGAAGAATTTAAAACATATGATATTAATGGTGATTCTTCAGCTCAGGATTTTTTAAAAATATATTCTTTAGGTAAATTAACATCAGCTCCTAGCATTAAAAGAGCAAGAGCAAAACTACAAGAAGAAAATCCTGAATTAAGAGGTGAAAAATACTACATAAGAAAAGGTGTAGCGCAAGACGAATGGAGAAAGAAGTTAGGTTATGAATTATAGAAAATTATATGAAGATAATGTAGGTATTATACCTAATAATTGGGAAATACACCACATAGATTTTAATCATAATAATAATGAAATAAATAATTTAATAGCAGTTCCTTCTATGGTGCATATAGTTATACATCAATCAGGATATATTCCAAGAGATGAAATAGAAAATTTAATACAAATATATGAAGAAAATAAGCAAACTTAAGAAAGAACTTGATAAGTGGTTTAGTCTTTATATAAGATTAAGAGATTGTAATGAATATGGAATGGTGCAATGTTTTACATCAGGAAAAGTTTATCATTATAAAAAAATACACGCAGGTCATTTTATGTCTAGAAAACATCTATCTACAAGATGGTGTGAAATAAATGTACAACCACAATCACCTGCTGATAATCTATTTGGACAAGGACAGCAATATCAATTTGGATTAAATTTAGATGCTAAATATGGTGAAGGAACAGCAGAAGAAATGCAATATAAATCAAGATCAATTTATAAAATGTCTAGAGTAGACTATGAAGAAAAAATAAGTTATTATAAAAATCTTGTTAATAAAATAAAAAAAGAAAAAGTAATTGAGTAAATTATTATTATAAATTTGGCATATGCAAAAGCCAATATTCGCAAGTCAAGAACACCAAATGACTATTGAAGTATTTATGAATGCTTGTTTAAAATTTGCAGAAGAGGTAAGTACAAAACCAAAATACAGTAATTACTTAGACATAGTAAAAGATATTGTAGATTATCACAATGGTTTTGGAAATGAAACAAACGAAGATTATTACAATTGGCTAATGATTATTCCAATCAATTTATCAGTAGCAACAACAGGTTTCTTTGCAGGATTAGAAACTAAAAGAAATTCAGCAGTCATTAGAGCTTATAGTGTTGTTTTAAATGAAATGCTACATAATACAGTTGATAAATTAAAACTCTTAACATTAGAAAATGAATAGAATATATCTTGAAATATCAAAGCTATCAGAAAAATTTAGAACAATGGCATATGGTATAACACAAGATGAAGAAAGGATTAATGATGCAGTTCAGGAATTAATGCTATATTTTCTACAAATGAATCCTGATACACTAAAAGCTATATATGAAAAAGATGGAGTAAATGGAATAACAAGATATGGAGCAGTAGCTTTAAGAAGGTCATTAACAAGTAAAAGATCAAATTTTTATTATAAATATGAAAAATATTATACCCATATTGATAGTTTTCGTTACAACACTAGCAAAACTTGTATTAATTCTTATAACAATGACGCCAATTGTACTATTGCAAATTTGGAGAATATTAGTTATGAAAGTGAAAAAGGCACTTACGAAAAGCTTGAAAAAATAGATAGTAAGTTGGATACGATAAATTGGTACGATGCAGAAGTATTTAAGTTGTATTATTATGAAGGAAATACTTTAGATAGTTTAGCAGAAAAAACTAAGATTAGCAGAAACAGTTTATTTACAACAATTGACAAAGTTAGAGAAATATTAAAAAAAGAATTAAATGAAGATGTATGATCCCTTTAAAAAAGATTCTTTTGTTATGCAATTTGGTTTTCATTCACCTAATTGGGATAGATGTAGTATAAACAATTTAAAAAGACAACGTAAAACAAAAAAGAAAAAAATTGACAAATAGATTTTTTGTTCCTGATGAAGTATATAAAGAAAGAATTTCAATTTGCAAAAGTTGTAAACACTATTCTAGTATATTAGGAAATTGTGGAATATGCAAATGTTTTATGAAAATTAAATGCAGGTTAGCACCTATGGAATGTGCAGACAATCCTAAAAAATGGCAAAAGACAACAGAAATTGAAACACCTGAAGATTTACCACAAGAAATAATAGATGAAATATTATATATGTGGAAAGATTTAAAAACAGGTGTAGCTAAAGGAGTAGAAGCAAAAAGAAAAATGATAGAAACATACAACACCATATATATGACTAACTACAACCCTAATACAAATTGTGGTTCTTGTATATCAACGTGTTATGACCAAATAAAAAAATTGTATAATAAGTATAAATGATAGAAATATTAAAACACTTAACAGGGCTTTGTGGTGAAGCACACCCTAGTTTATTAACACTTTTGTTAGGGACACCATTTGCAGGTATTGTTATATATAAATTTAAAAGAAATAAAAAATGAACACACCACACTACTATATTGGTAAAAATTACAAAATAGAAGCTAGAAAAGTAATTGAAGATTATCAAGCAGATAACTATAATATAGGAACAGCTATTACTTATTTATTAAGAGCAGGAAAAAAAGAAGGAAATCCAATGAAACAAGATATAAAAAAAGCTATTAATCATTTACAGTTTGAACTTGATAGAATAAACAATAAAACAAATACATTAACAGGAGCAATAAAAAATGACAGTATATAAATGTGAATGTGGAGACCATCAAAAAGAGATACATAAAATCTCAATGGTATATAGAGATGGTAAATGGATAACAAAAGGTTCTAAATGTCCTTGTGGCAAATATATGGATAGTGAACCTGAAGAAGGTATGCCAACTATTAAAAGAACTGAAAGCTCACTAAGTAGAAATAAAAAAAGAGAATATTTGTGGAAGGGAGCAAAAGAAAAGCTAATAGGCGAAAGAGGTGTTAATGAAGATTTTAAATAGTGAACTTTGTAATTAACAACAGTCAAGATAAACAAACGCTATATAATTACTTAAAAGAATTAGATAGTGGATATTTAGTCAAAGTAAGTAAACAAAGAAATAATAGATCGAATATGCAGAACAACTATTATTGGGCTTGTATTGTACAACCATTAGCAAATGAGTTAGGATATTTTCCTGATGAAATGCACGATACACTTAAAGTAAAGTTTGCAAGTGAATGGCAAAGTATTGAACTACACGATAAACAAATAGGTTTGCAAAAAGTAAAAAGTACTGCTAAAATGAATAGTAAAGAATTTGAAATATATGCAGATCAAATAAGGATATGGGCTTTAACAGAATTAAATATCAAGTTGATGCTGCCAAATGAATACGAATAAAATCTATTATATATTAGAACTTGATTAATCAAATTATTTCAAAATGAATACACACGGAGGAAAAAGAGCAGGAGCAGGAAGAAAGGCAAAAGCAGAAGAGCAAAAGTTAATAGAGAATTTAACACCAATGAATGCTTTAGCTTTAGAATCACTACAAAAAGGATTAGAAAAAAAAGAACAATGGGCGGTTAAGTTATTCTTTGAATACTTTTATGGTAAACCACAACAAAGAGTAGATGTAACTACAAATGAAGAAAGCTTAAATATGCCACTAATAAACTTTGTTAAAACTGAATCTTAACGAAAAATATAATCCACTATTTATATCTGATGCTCGTTATTTTATAATAACAGGAGGTAGGGGATCAGGTAAATCTTTTGCTGTAACTGTATTTCTAACATTACTAACAATGTCTGAAGGCATTAGAGTTTTGTTTACAAGATTTACTATGGTATCAGCTCACTTGTCTATTATACCTGAATTTTTAGAAAAGATAACATTACTTGGATATGAAAGTATATTTAGTATTAATAAATCAGAAGTAATAAATACTAAAAACAATAGTGATATATTATTTAGAGGAATAAAGACATCAGCAGGAAATCAAACTGCAAGTCTTAAATCATTACAAGGAATTAGCTGTTGGGTTCTTGATGAAGCAGAAGAATTAATTGATGAAGATATATTTGATACAATAGATTTAAGTATTAGAGAAAAGAATATACAAAATAGAATCATATTAATATTAAATCCTGTTACTAAAGAACATTGGATATACAAAAGGTTTTTTGAAGATAAAGGTGTACAAGCAGGTTTTAATGGTGTTAAAGACAATATATGTTACATACACAGTACATACCTAGACAATAAAGAAAACCTTTCTAAGAGCTTCTTAGAACGTATAGGATCTATAAAGCATAGAAACTTTAAAAAGTATCAGCATAAAATATTAGGTGGTTGGTTAGACAAAGCAGAAGGTGTAGTTTTTGAGAATTGGTCAATAGGTGAATTTAATCCTGATGGTTTACAAACTTCTTGTGGTATGGACTTTGGATTTAGTGTTGATCCTGATAGTTTAACAGAAGTAGCAATAGATAAAACAAAAAAGAAAATATATCTAAAAGAGCATATCTATAAAAATGGTATGAAATCACAAGAACTTGCAAAGTTAATTATTGAAAAAGTAAGCAATAAATTAATTATAGCAGATAGCGC